ACTTGAGGAACACCTATTTCTGCCAAGGAGGAAAGCGAATGTGGAGTGCGACGATATATTTCAAGGCAACTGAAATCCGGCAGAGGTTCATGGCGGAGATTTAGAATTGACGCTCACGAGGTGCGGCGGGCCGGCACAATCCTCATTCTACGAAGATGGATAAACCATCTCAGCCATCCGAACGGCCGGCGTCATTGGCTGCACCACGGCCCCGGTCGCTCGTGCCTGAGCCCCGCGCGCCAGTGCACCGCGAGCCCTTCGGCCAGCATGATCTCCCCCACGTCGCGGCCGTCAATCGCGATCGTCGCCAGCGTGCGGCGGAACGCATCGCGTTTGGGGCTGCGCTCGAGCTCGACACGCCGGCCAGCCACAAGCTCGCTCAGCCTGTCGCGAGCCTTGATCGCCATGACGCGCTCCCGTCCGCAGCGGGCGCCACGCAGCTCAGGCGCGTCGATCACCAGCAGCCGGACTTTCTCGCCGCTCGTCAGCGTGCAGGTGTCGCCGTCTACGCAGCGGGCGACGATGGCGGGCGCCGCGACGACCGAAACGGGAATTTCCGTGACGGCCAGGACGGCGGCGAGGAGCGTGGCGCGGGTCATTTGGACAGGCCACCGGCTTCAACCATCAGCGCGAGCGCTTCGACGGCGAGGGCCCCTTGCGCGACGATCACGTTGGGCTGCAGGGCCATCTGCCGCGCAATCCGATCGGAATGGAACTGTTTGACCTCGATGTAGAGGTTGTGGTCGGGCAGATGGAAGTCGAGCGTGTTGGGACCTTCGTGAGTGTCCTGAGGCTGTAGGAAGCGGATGCCGGCCGTGCGGAAAGCCTGGATCATCCGGCGCTCCATAGGGTCGTTCGTCATGCATCCCTCCGCGGCGGCAGGAGCGCAGGCACCTCGCCGCGCTCATAGGCCAACGCGATCCCCGGCTTGATGTGCTCGCCGACCGTCTCGCCGTTCGGCAGCATGATGTGCGCCAGGAACTCGTCCTCGAACGTCGTAATCCCAGCCTCGACCGCCTCGAGCTTCGCCTTGATCGCGAGAGCAAGCGCGCGCCAGCGCTGGCGGCAGCCTTGCTCCCACGCCTTCTGCGTCGCCTCGGTCGATCGCATGAGACCCTTGTCCGGCGTGCGAGCGAACGCGCTCTTCGCCGGCAACGGCAGATGGAACTTGATGCGACGACCGCGGGCCTCGAACGCGATCACCGCCTCTCCAGCACGCGAGGCGTACATGAACGACTCGGCGCCGTAGCGCGTCAGGGTGCGCTCGATCTCATTGCGGCTGCTGTCGCTGGAGACGGTCGTCTTCTCGGCATAGCGGGCCATTCAGCCCTCCTTCGACTTGGGCGCCACCACGGTCACCTTGATGCCGAGCCGGCGCGCCTCGGCCACCGCCGCCATCAGGCGCTCCCGCGCCGCCTGCTTCTTCGACTTGCGCGGCCCAGGCGATCCGCCGGCGCCCGAGCTTGCCCGTGGCGAAGGCCCATAATCGCGCTCGTCCCGCGCCACCCTGGCCCGCAGCGCCGCCCTGCTCCAGTCCATCCTCGCCATGGCCTGCCTCACAGTCTCGCTCTTCAGCGCGGTCCTGCGCACCAGCTCGACGAACGCCTCGTCCCCGGGCTGCCTCGCCGGATCGTCAGCCTTCACCCACCGCGACACGCGCGACCGCGACACTCCGGCCCGCTGCGCGCCCTCGGTCACGCTGATCTCGCCGCGCAGGACCGCCGCGACCACCTCAGCCCTCAGCGGATGAGCCCTCGGCCCGCGTGTCCCCATGGCCGAGGAAACTAGCACGAAACTAGCAACACCTCCATGGCGTCAACCCGAGCGACGTTTCGCCGAAACGCGCGCCAAACCCCAAGAGGATCAACAACCGGTGCAGGCCCGTGTGCGTTGTGGAGCGCTTTGAAACGCGCGATCCCTTTGCGCGCCGCCACCCACGCCCGCGGAACCACAACCGGTCCAGCTCAGCGCCCCATGGCCATCACCGCCACCTCAACGGTCGCCCGAGCCGTCACCCGCCGGCCCAACCCCACCACCGGCAAGCCCCCCAAGCGCCCCGACGCCGCCCTCACCCCACGCGTCAAAGCCGCCATCCACGCCATGATCTTCAAGGGCCTTCGCCGGGCCGAAGCCGCCGCCGACGCTCAACTCTCAGAGATCGCCCTCTACAACGCCCTCCGAAAGCCCGTCGTCCTCGCCTACTGGAACGAGCAGTTGAAGGTGCTCCGAGAGAGCGCGAGAGCCCGCAACGTCCACGTTCTTGAGGAGATTCGCGACCAATCGGGCAACGACATGGCCCGCGTCGCGGCCATCAAGGTGCTCGAGCCGCCGGCCGAGCAGCGGGGCGGCGGGATGAGCCTCACCCTCAACATCACGCCCGGCTACGTCATCGACCTGAGCGAGGAAACGGGCGGGCCACAGATAGACGGTCAGGCGCGAGAGGTGCCTAACCCGTTGAGCCAACAGGGCGACGTTGGCGATGAGCCCTGACCAACGCGCCAATCGGGCCTCATCTCGCACCTGCGGCATGCACCCATCCGACCTGCGGGCCAGCCGAGGTCGAGCCTGGCCGAGGGGGTGCACCCCTGCCTCGGCAGAGGGGTGGGGCGCCCCCGGGGTGGGGGCAAAAACGCGCGCAAACCTCCGAGTTCCTACCCCACCCGCGCACGCGACCCTCGAAACTGCCGGGCCGCAGAATTTCTCTCAGGCTGGAAAGTTGGGCTGATGCAGACGCCTGAGGGCTGGGAGCCGCCCAAGGTTGAGCTGACGGCGGACCGGCAGAAGGTCTATCGGCCGGACGGGCCGGTGCTGAGGCAGTTCCTGCGCTCGACGGCGTATGTGTCGATCATCCGCGGGCCGATCGGGTCGGGGACCTCGTCGGCGTCGTGCATGTGGATGTTCGCGCGGGCGTGCCGGCAGGCTCCGGGGCCTGACGGGGTGCGGCGGACGCGCTGGCTGGTGATCCGCAACACCTATGCCGACCTGAAGAACACGACGATCAAGACCTGGCTGTCGTGGTTCCCCGAGGAGGTCTACGGGGTCTTCAAGTATTCGCGGCCGTTCCAGCACGTGGTGCGGGTGTCCGACGTCGAGATGGAGGTGCTGTTCATCGCGCTCGACGACGAGGCGGACGTCGCGAAGCTGCGGTCGATGGAGCTGACGGGGTTCTGGGTGAACGAGGGCGAGTTCGTCGAGCGGTCGATCTTCGACGAGGCGCTGTCGCGGTGCGGGAGGTTCCCGCCGATGCGGGATGGCGGGCCGAGCTGGTACGGCGGCATCATGGACATGAACGCGCCCAACGAGGACCACTGGGTGCCGATGGTGTTCGGCGAGGTGCCGCTGCCCGACGACATGCCGGAGCATGAGCGGGACGCGTTCCGCCGGCCGGCGAGCTTCGAGTATTTCGTGCAGCCGCCCGGGCTGGTCGAGAAGTGGTCCGCCGACGGCAAGACGGTGCTGGGCTATGAAGAGAACCCGGCGGCCGAGAACACAAAATGGCTGCCGCCCGGCTATTACCTGAAGCTGATCGAGGGCAAGTCGCGCGCCTGGGTGGATTCGCGCGTGATGAACCGGATCTCGCTCTACGTGGAGGGCTCGCCGGTGCTTCCGGCGTTCCGGCCCGACGTGCATGTCGCGCGCGAGCCGCTGAAGCTGGTGCCGGGCCATCCGCTGATCGTGGCGCTCGACTTCGGGCGGCGGCCCGCGGCGCTGTTCATGCAGAGGATCGGGCTGCGCTGGATCATCATCCACGAGATGGGGATGATCGACGTGAGCGCGTCGGTGTTCGCGCCGGCGGTGAAGGCGGCGATCTCGTCGCGCTGGCCCGACCTCGACCTCGCGACCGACGTGCAGTTCTGGGGCGATCCGAAGGGGCAGGACAAGGTCCAGTCCGACGAGCAGACCGCCTACGACGTGTTCCGCTCGTACGGCATGAAGGTGCGGCCGGCGCCTGTCCCGACGAACGCGATTTCGACCCGGCTCGAGGTGTGGGACCACGCGCTGACGCGGACCTATGACGGTTATCCCGGGTTGCTGGTCTCGCCGACGTGCCGCGCGACCAAGGTGGCGCTGGCCGGCGGCTATCACTGGAAGAAGACCGGCGACGGCCGGCAGGAGCCGGAGAAGAACCGCTCGTCCGACTACATCGACGCGGGAGGCTACGGGCTGCTGGGCGGCGGCGAGGGCAGGGCGGTCCGCGGCGTGGGGCACGAGACGCGGTCGAAGCCGCAGAACCTCCGGCCGGCGCGGCGCACGTTGAGGCGGGGCGCGGCATGATCGCGGAGACCGACCTGGGCGGCCTCGGCATCGAGGAGTGGTTCGTGGTCTTCCACGAGCGCACGCCGTCGCGGCTGTGCAGGTTCCTGGCCGCGGGCCGGTTTCAGCACGTCTCGGCGTTCGGCTACGCGGGCCGGGCCAAGGTCTGGGTGCGGATCGAATATTCGTGGCGCCGGATCGAGGTCTCGGTCTGCGGACGGGAGGACGAGGCCGGCGTGCTCAACGCCTGGTCGACCGGCGGCCCGGTGTTGCGGGTTGCGGTCGGGCGGACCGGACGGCCGCTGTGGGGCCGGATCGGGCTGTGGTGCGTGCCGCTGACGGCGCACCTGCTCGGGGTCCGCACCTGTGCGTTGCGGCCCGACCGGCTGTGGAGCGTGCTGCTGGCGCAAGGCGCTGAGCGCGTCGACAGCCAGGAAGCCGACGATGAAGATGGACGCCCCCGGCCCGGACCCGGAGACCCAGCGCCAGCAGCGCGCGGCGCGAGCTGAGCGGGTCCGAACCGTCCAGGAAGACCTCGCCTCCGAAACCGAGAACCTGCAGCGCATCTTCGGGCAGCGCGGCGTGACAGGCTCGGCGCGGCGCCCGTCGATCTCGGGCGTGACGCGTGGCTGATCTGAAGCCTCGCGGCTCCGACGACAGGCTCGAGGATCTGCAGAAGGAGGCGCAACAGCGCCTTCAGCAGTGCCGGCGTCAGAAGTCGATGTTCGAGGCCGACATCCGCGAGTGCTACCACTTCGCGCGGCCGCACCGCGAGCGGAGCCTGACCGCTCAGGGCACGGTCGACACCCGGCCCGACGACGCGAGCGAGCTGTCGACCAGCCTCGCGCTCGAGGTGAAGCAGGACTTCGCCACGGAAATCCTGAACACGTTCCTGTCGCCGACCCAGCCCTGGGCGATGCGCGAGGTCGGCCCCGACCTGAAGAAGCTCGCGGGAGCTGAGGCGAAGTCGCTCGAGGCTGCGATCCAGGAAGATGACAAGCTCATCTTCCAGGCGATCGGCGCGTCGAACTTCTACGCGGCGCTCGGCATGGCCATGGATCCCGACATCGCGATCGGGACGATGGCGCTCTGGATCGACGACCTCCGGCCGAACGAGCCGATCGTCAGCCAGGCCGTGCCGCTGCGCGAGCTCGAGGTGGACGTCGGGCCCTATGGCGACGTCGACACCCGGTTCGTGGTGCGGTCGACGCGGCACCGGTTCATCCCGGCGCTGCTGCCGGGCGTCGAGCTGCCGAAGGACATCGCCGATAAGGTCAAGTCGAAGGGCAACGACCGCTGCGAAGTCCGATGGGGGTTCTGGCGCGACTGGAGCGATCCGGCGGCCGGGGTCGTCTGGCAGTTTGTCGCCATGGTCGGCGCGAAGGTCGTGAAGCATGAGAAGCTGGAGGGCTTCGGCTCGTGCCCGCTGATCGTGGCGCGGTTCAGCCCCGACCCGATGTTCGCTTATGGCGAGGGCCCGCTGATCCAGGCGCTTCCCGAGCTCCGCCAGCTCGACGAGATGCGCGCTCTGTCGATCGAGCGGATGGACCTCACGGTGCACCCGCCCTGGACCTATCCCGACGACGGCGACCTCAATTTCGAGGGCGGCATTCAGCCGGGCATGGGCTACCCGATGCGCGGCTCGTCGCAGGGATCGATCAAGTCGCTGTTCGTGGAGGGCGACCTGGACGCCGGCTTCATCGAGGAGCAGGCCTCCGAGCGGCGGATTCGCCGGCTCCATTTCGTCGACCGGCCCGAGCAGCGCGGCGACACGCCGCCGACCGCGACGCAGTGGATCGACGAGCTGGAGCGCTCGCAGCGCAAGATCGGCACGCCCGGCGCCGCGTTCTGGCGCGAGGGCCCGGCCGAGATCTTCATGCGGTTCCAGCACCTGCTCGAGCGCCGCGGCACGATCGAGCCCGTCGAGATCGATGGCAAGCGCTGGGCGCTGTCGCCAGTGAACCCGGCCAAGCGGGCGCAGGACACCCAGGAGATCCAGAGCGCGCTCCGGCTGGTCGAGATCGCGGTGCAGTTCTTCCCGCAGCTCGCGCCCATCCTGATCGACGGCGGCGCCACGCTGGAGAAGATCAAGGCGAAGCTCCACGACACGATCGTCGAGCTGCGCGATCCCGAGGCGCTGAAACAGGCGGTCGAGCAGTTCGCGCCGCTGCTCGGCGGCGGCGGCGGACCCGGAGCGCCCGGGGGACCGCCGGCATGATGGGCTTCACCGATGAGGAGAAGGCGGCGTGGCGCCGCCTCGCGGCGCAGCCGGAGGGGCGGACTGTCTGCCGCGCCTTCACGCGCATCCTTCACCGGGTCGGCCCGATCGCCGATCCGTGTGCGTTGCAGACGCATGAGCTGATGCGGAGCGTGGCCCGAGATTTCTTGACAGCCGTCGAGGACTTGGACGCCCCGAATGACCGTACCGTCGCCGACACCGCCCGCCAGCTCGCCGAACGCGCCCGCTCCGTCCGCACCTCCGGCGGCACCGTCGGCGCCCGCCGCGCAGCCCGCCGCCGCGGCTCCGACGCCTCCGGCGACTGAGCCCGCTCCGGCCCCGGCCGCTAACGCGGCTGCGCGGCCGCAGGGTCTCGACGATGCGTTCTGGGACGCCGAGAAGGGCGCGGTCCGGTTCGACGAGATCAGCCGCCAGCTCACCGAGGCCAAAACCATCCGCGCCGAGCGCGAGGCCATGCGGGCCGGCGTGCCCGAGAAGCCCGAGGGCTACGAGGCCGCGCTGCCGGCGGGCTTCAAGCTGCCCGAGGGCGTCGAGGTCACGTTCGACGCGAACGATCCGGCGCTCGCCGAGGCGCGCAAGTTCGCCCACGCGAACGGCCTGACCGGCGAGCAGTTCAAGAACCTGCTCGGCCTCAAGGCGCAGCTCGACATCGCCCAGGCCGAAAGCCTGAAGGGGATGATGGCTCGCCAGGTCGAGGCCCTGGGCCAGAACGGCGCGAACCGGATCACGGCCGTGTCGGACTGGCTGACCGCCAAGCTCGGGCCCCAGGCCGAGCACCTGTTCCCGTCGATCGCCACCGCGGCGCAGGTGCAGGCCTACGAATCCCTGATGCGCCTGTTCTCGACCAGCGGAATCTCGCCGCTGTCGCGCACCGGCGCCGAGCACCCGACCAACGGCATCCCAGACGACGCCTATGCGGCGATGTCGCCCGCCGAGCGCCTGAACGCCGCGCGGAAAGCCAACGCCGCTTCGGCGCGCCACTGAGAGGACTGAACGATGCCGGGCATGATCACGCTGCCGGAATACGCCAAGGGCCTCCAGAACACGAACATCGCGAAGCCGTTCATCGAGACCTTCGCGCGTTCGTCCGACATCTTCGAACGCCTTCAGTTCGACGGCATGACGGGCGCGACGTACGAGTTCTACCGCCAGGCCCAGCTCCCGACGCCCGGCTTCCGCGCGATCAATGCCCCCGGCACGTCCGGCATGGGCAAGATCGAGCCGCTGCAGGAAGCGTCGTTCATCATCGACCACGATCTCGACGTCGACCGCGCGATCATCGATCGCCACGGCATGGAGCGCCGCTCGCGCGAAGAGATCAACGCCATGGCGGCGGTCGGCAAGCTGTGGACCGACACCTTCCTGAAGGGCGACAATTCGGCGAGCCCGACCGAGTTCAACGGCATCCAGAAGCGCGCCGGCCAGAGCTTCGGCGGCCAGTCGCGCACGGTGCCGAATTCGGTGGCCTCCGGCGGGGCACCGCTGTCGCTGCTGAGCCTCGACCGCGCGATCAACCGGACCCGCAATCCGAACGCGATCATTGCGCCGCTCGACGCCCAGCCGCTGTTCATCGCCGCGGCGCGCAACACGGCTATCTCCGGCTTCGTCATCCAGTCGTGGGACGAGGTCGGCAAGCCGAAGATGAGCTACGCCGGCCTGCCGATCCTGTGGGGTTATCCCCGCGACCTGCACGGCGGCATCCTGCCGTTCACCGAGGTGGGCGCGGGCGGCGGCGCGGCGCAGTGCACGTCCTTCTACATCGTCAACTTCGGCGAGGAAGGGGTGCACGGCATCCAGATCACGCCGATGGCCTTCAAGGACTTCGGCCTGCTGGAGAACGGGATCACCTACCGCACCCACTTCAACTGGGATGTTGGCCTGGTCGACGAGCACCCGTTCTGCCTGACGCGGCTGTCGTCGATCACCAACGCCGCGTTCACGGCCTGATCCGGCTCAACACGACCTGAGCCGCAGGCGCGGCCGACCTTTCGGAGCACGACGATGCCGAAGCGCACTTACACCCAGGACGCCGACCTGATCCTGAAGGATCTGACGGCGGTGACCGCTTCGGCGGCCGGCCAGATCGCGTCCGCCAACGTCGTCCGCGATCTCGGCGCCGCGCGCTTCGAGGGCGTCGCCCTGGTCGACGTCACGGCGATGGACATCGTCTCGAACGACGAGCGCTACGACATCCTCATCCAGGGGTCGAACAGCGCGTCCTTCGCGTCCGGGGTCGTGAACCTCGCGGCGCTGACGCTCGCCGCGACCGAGGTTGCGCCGGGCGGCGCGGCGGACGCGGTGATCGGGCGCTACGAGGTGCCCTTCACCAACGAATACGCCGACACGGTCTACCGCTACCTGCGGGCCTACACCGTGGTCGCGGGCACCACGCCCTCGATCACCCACCGGGTCTACGTCGGCACCCAGTACTGACCGCGGCGCAGCCCGCGACTTTGGAGAGCGACATGCCGCAACAGGTCGAGGTTTTCGACACCGAACTGCCCGCCGATCAGAACCCGGTGCTGATGTTCCAGATCGACGTCGTCGAGGCCATGCGCCGCGAGCCGACGCGCTTCACCTACGACGAGGCCGACTACAAGAAGCGCTACAAGGCGCCGAAGGGCGCGGCGGCGAAGAAGAACGAGGCGCCGGTCGATCCGATTACGTCGCTCGACACCGGCCGCGACGACCTCGCCGCCGGCGACCGCAAGCTGGAGCGCAAGCGCCTGGCCGACGCGATCGAGCGGATCACGGGCAAGCGGCCGAACAACTTCGTCAGTGTCGACGAGCTGCGCACCACGCTTTCGCAGCTCGAGCCCGGCACGCTGGACTCGCGCGACACCGACCACGTCTGATCGTCAGGCGCCGACCTGATCAAGCCGCCCGGCTCACCACCGGGCGGCTTTTCCATGCGTGGAAGTCAGACGATAAAGCCCAACCCGGTCGGGGTGGCGGCTACCGTCTTATCTGCAAGTCCGTCGCCATTTTCGTCTAGGTGGATGACCAAGATGTCTCC